CGCCGCGATTGACGCCACCGAGACGGAGCTGGCCAGATGGAACGCCAAGACGGGCTGCCATGTTTTCTTGGACAGAGTTCAACTGCATCTTGTTGCGCGATTCGCCAATACTCGTTGGCGTGGAGTCCCCGAGCACCTTTCCAGGATAAGCATTGGTCTTTGGTCCCCATCCGGTCCTATCCGGGCCTGCGTGATACATCATCAATGCTTCCCTTATGTTGCCGCCAGTTGCCTTAAGGTTATCAGCCAGAAGTTTGGCGCCACCCATGATGTTTTGCTCTGGGTCAAACGAGTTGGAAATTCCAAGTCCGCGCTTGTTTGCTGGCATGATCTGCATCAGCCCTTCGGCGCCAACTTCGCTGATGGCATTTGGGTTGAATGAGCTTTCGGTCTTGATGACGCGACGGATTAGGTCGGATGAGATCCCCCACTTGGCAGCGGCCCTTTCGATGATTGCATCATACTGCGAGGATTGGCCAGGGCCGATGGTATTGTTGGCAGCGGCCTGCGTACCCAACCCAGCGGCTCGCCCGATTTCGCCTGCCCAGGATGCCCACGCCTGGCGCTCATCGATGGCGTTGGCGAATGTAGCTACAGCACCAGAGAACATGTTAATCGCCAGTTGCATGTCACTTGCAATCTGCTTACCAGAAGCGTTGCTTTTGTCTGCCTGGTCAATCAACTTGTCAGCAGCTTCGCCGACTTTATCTGCGCCCTTGCCTTGTTCAGATCCCCTGTTGTCGTTGAGGACTACTGGAACCGGTTTGGCAGGTTTGTCGCCATCCTTTTTGGACAGGAAGTCTGGGAGCCAACTTCCGTCTTTGACCTTATCCCACAAAGAGAACAGGCCAGGCCGCATGATGAAGTTCTTTACAAGACCCTCTGTCATCGGCACAGTGCCAGTTCGTTTGTTGATCTCTTCTGCCATCTGTATGCCTTTCGGCAGTAGATCGGCAAAATGACTCATCAAGCCAACAAGCCTTGTAAAGTTTGGCAGGAGTTTCTGTGCAAGAATCTGTTCAATTTCTTTGAACTTCTCACCCATTTGGGCGAGAGTGTCATTGAACTTTGCCATGGTCTTTTCGGATTCGGTGCGCTTCTGAATTTCTGAAGCGGACATCTCAGTGACCTTGCCGACTGAAGGCCCCAGCTTTTGCAGCGTCAAGGCAAAGTCCTTGGACATGTTGAGCGAGTCTGCAATGCCTTGGACTTCCTGCTTGCTCATGCCTTGGAACTTGGTTGCGAGCTGGGTTAGCGCGTCGTTGGTTCCGGTCTGCCCCTTGCCCCTTGCTCCTGGGTCAATGCCAAGCATTCGCAGGGTTCGGGCCTCGGTCCCCATACGGGTTGGGTCGGTATAGGCGCTTGTCAGGAACTGGGTGAAGCCGCGAACGCCCTCTGCAGTCTGTTCGCGGCTTACATTGCCGTCAGAGTTCTTGACAAACTTTCGCTGGTACTCTTCAAGCCTTACACCTGATACGCCAACGCCCATGCCTTCCAGGCGCTGCTGTGAGAGTTGTTCGCGATAGTTCATGACGGCCTTGACGCCGACAGCCAGTGCGCCCACCGCCACTCCAGCAAGAACGAACTGGCCGCGCATAACCCTTACTGCGCTGCTCAACTTGTCAACGCCAGGAATTATGCGAGCGAGTTCGTCAGAGGCGCCACTCGCAAACTCTTCAAACTCCTTCCTGCCGTGACTTGCCTCTTCGTTGGTCTTCTTTACCTTTTCATTCAGCTGCTCAAGGCGCTGGATGGCGTCCTTTAAATCGACCGAATACTGCAGAACAAACTTGTCGAGTTCGGACGCCATGAATAATTACTCCTTGGGTTGTGCTTCTTTCGACTGATCAATGGCAACAAGGGCCGGACCCATAAGTTTAATGGCTTCCGCGACAAAGGCAATTGCCATCTCAGCACCTGCCTGCACCCAGTAGTCAGGGTTGTTGGCGTGGGTCTTTGGATCGATTCCGTTGGCCAGCAAAATGCCTTGGAAAACCTTTTCCACGTTCTGCCAGGACTGCAAGTGGTTGTCAATCAATGCATCGGTTGTAAGCGGAATTTGCTTATCGCCGTTGCGGACCTTTGCATATCGCAAAACCTCAAGGGTATAAGCCCGTCGATATTGCCCGTCACGACTCGCGGCAAACTCCACGAAACGCCGTTGCATCTCCCAGCCGACTAATGCGTCAAAGAGTTCGATTTCAATGATCTTGGTTTGATCGCCGGAAACTTGAATTTCAATGCTTTTTGTCACAACAGACTTCCAATTTTGGCTCGAACCCTATCATACAACTCAGCCGCGCCTTCGGTCAAGGACTTTGGTTGCTGGATTCGCATTCCGTACACAGAGTCGTTTACTGGCTCTGCAGGATCAAAGTTGACCGGTATATAAGGCGCAACCTGCTGCCACTCAATGACCAACTTCGCCGCAGACAAAACTTCGTCAGAGTGCTCAATATCCAAGTTGAGCAGCGTCATGTTATCTGCAATAATTTCTTTCGTTGTGATCGAAAAGGTGTATATAGGGATTTTGTGGGCAAGAATCAACGCCTCAATGGTGCTGATGTTATTGGAGTATGCTGTGACTCGCATAAACATCGGCCTGAGGACTTTGCCAGTTTGCAGATCAGAATCCAAAAGCGTTTGATAGCTTGTTTCATCCGTTACTGGTTGCGTCGACATTGGGTGATCAGTGGCCAACGCGCCAGAGTCTATTTCGACTTTGGCAATACTTAGATCGCTGAACGCAGGATATCCTGTTGCGTCCTGAAGAACACTAAAAAGGCGCGTTCCTAGCAGCGATGTAATTAAGTTAGCGGCCATAGGGTAAGCTCCAGGCGGGTTAAGAGCCGGCTACAATGTCGCTTAAGCTCTGTGAAACGTCGGCCCAAAGGTCTTCGGCACCGGCCTGGGCTTCTTCAAGGAACCCAATGCCACGGTCGATAAGGCTTGTGTCAGCGGCTTGGGCGAACACCACAGAGTCGATTCCCTCAATGAACACCTGCTTGAAATCAAGTCTTATTGGCGCTGCTGAAATGACTTCCGGGGATTGGGCCAAACCTTCGGTGACAAGCAGCATGTTTGGAAGGATCAGGCCGCGTGAAGTTATTGTGTATAGTGTGTTTCTGTTGCTAAGCATGGACGCAAGTGAAAGCAGCGTGCTTGCGTCGTTCGCGTACCCAATGACTGAGAGCTGGGCTGGACGTATCACCCTGGTATCAACCTTGGTGATACCACTCTCCATTGTGTGACCCATGACGTTAGAAGGAAAACGAATGTTAACTCGTTTCGTCTTAAAGTCTGGCATCACCTGCCTGCTGTTTGCAGCATCGACCACTTTGAGCTTGTTGCTGTCTGAGAACAGGCCTGTCAGCAGGTTATTTGCCATTAGAAGATTTCCAACGCCGCGCTGCCGACCGTGGCCAATGCTTGCTTGATGCTCTGCGTTCCGGCGAACGATCCAAATGCGAATCTATAAACATTGCCCTTTTTGCGCCCGCTCGACTGGATGCTATCGACAATCGGGCCATTCACAATGGTGCCATTGGACAATGTAACAAATCCATTGTTCGGATAGTTGATGACCATCGACGTTACGTCACCGATGGGAAGTAAATTCTGGCCGCCCTTTTTGGTCTGCAAAAGGACTTTCAGGTTTTCATCGTCTTCGCTGCCTGGGATGACAGCGACATCAACGATGACAGGGGATGCCTTGTCAAATGCAAACAAGGAGCCGTCGTACATCATTTCGTATCCGATGGCATCCAAGTTCTCTGCTGAGATTGGATCCTCATCATCAGCGAACTGGGACACGGAAAAACCTTGTGGGAATGTTTCAAGGGCCACAATGTAAACCCCTGTTCCGAATCCGCTGATGTTGATCATGCTTGCACCTTACTTCTTGGTGTCTTTGGAATCGGACTCTTTCTTGGCCTGCCCTGCAGCAGCCTTGGAGTCGGCATCTTTCTTGGCCTGCTCTGCAGCGGCCTTGTCGGCATCCTCCTGGGCCAAGCGGGCCGACTCATCCGCAGCGGCCTTGTCAGCTGCCTCTTGCTCAAGTCGGCGCTGCTCTTCGATCTGCTCACGGGTCAGCGATGCATCCACCGGCTCAACGGTGGATGCAAAGGGGTTCGCAGGAAGCTGGTCCAAGGTCGGGTTGAAGGTCGGCAAAGGCTCGTTGATGCGCTTGTTGTTGTTGGCCATTACCAGGACGCCGCCAGCGAATTGCACCATATGGTTCTTCGTTTTCATGTCACTTCCTCACTGTCAATGGGCCATAGATTGTCATGATTTCGGCAACAAAGTTGAAATCATTCTCTTCTATGGTTATGGTCAAACTGTTTATGCTAACTACATCAGGGCAAGACACAATTGCGTTTGCCAGTGATTGCCGCGCCGCGCCATAATTTTGTTGGGGTGTGAATACCGTGCCAAGCCAGTCAACCCCGTTGGCGACGTTGTAGATATCCTCAGTAGTTCGCATCAGCGTCTTGTGCTTAATGTCTTGCTCGCACGCTGCTGCGCCAGTGAGTATTGTCAGATTTCTTCCGTCTGGGAGAAACAGGTCATTGTTCTCGTTTGCCTGGAGGGTTGAAGTTGCCATCAGCTCTCCTTCACGAGCTGGTTGTATGCTTCCAACTCAGCATTTGTCAGATAAAAAAGTCGGCAAGATGTGCCGAATTCCGTCCAGTCTGGATCAGAATCAAAAACAAAGTTCCCGAACCTTGGCAAATAAAGATGCCGATATGGGAGAATTGGAATCCCGCTGAAGCAACGAACAGAGTCAATCAACTTGACGCCGTCCCTGGAGACATCCGCATGCATCATAGATACACACTGGAAAAGTCTAATCTGCCAGTAAGCTCCATCAACGTTGAACGAGATGGATTGATTTGCTAGAGTTGCCAGCGGGACTTGGAACATATTATTGACCGGCCTTCGTGACAGTCTCGAAACGGAAGCGGTATTGGCGGGTTTTGATCCGCCCTGCCTGGGTAACTACCGGAACCAGGCTGCCACTGACGATGGTGCCTTTCGAGCAAGTAACCGTCATGCCGGACGGGTAGTTGAAGACAATGCCGATGGTCTCCTGGGTGGATGTTTTGCCTTTGCTGACGCGGTTTGCCTCCAGCAAGGCATCCAGGTTGACATCGTCATCGCTGGTCGGGATGACGTTCACCACCACTTCCACGCCTTCTGCTTTTTGCCAAACAACCAGGTCGCCGTTGAGGCCCATACCGGTATCGGCAATTTGCAGGTCTGGGCTCTCCATTGGATCGCTGTCATCTGCGAAAGCGGTCACCGGAAATCCGGCGGGGAATGTTGTGGTGGCAGTCACCTGTGCTACAAGGCCAAAGCCTGAAACGTTGATCATGTTGCCTCTCCTGTGTAAGGCGAATTATAACGCGGCTGGAGCAGGAAGCCAACGGGAAACCTGCTCCATGCAGCTTAGATCAGAATGTCACTGCCGTTGACCTTGCGGATGGCATCACCCTTCGCATACAGCAGTACATAATTTGCGTACCACTCAGTGAGGCCACTGTTGGTGTTGACTTCGCTGCGGAACTCAACGTTGATCCAGTAGCCTGCGTTCTGGATCTGGCGCCAAGCGTTGATGTCGCCGCTGACAGCGGTGATGTACTGTCGCTGCTGGACCGTCAAGGTTTTGCCAACCGAGATCACGCCGTTGAGAAGTGCCAGATCGATGGAGTTTTGCAACACACCAAGGATCATGCCTTTGCCGATTGGGTTGGCAGGAATGGCCGGCATCGCACGCAGGAGCGCCAGGATGTTGGCGGCACAGGACGACTTCAACCACATTTCGTTGGCGTAGACGTTCATGTCAACGGCAGCAGTAACGCCACCACAAAGCACGCCGCGCTGGTAGAATGCCAGCTGTTGGCCGTTTGCCTGGGTCTTACCGATATAGTTGCCACGGTAAGCATCAGCGGTGTTGGCGGTCGGGTCATCGCTGATGGTGGCATTGCGCGCGTCGAATTCATAGAACATATAGTTCTGGTTCGCCGAAGGGCGATTGAAGTCGGTGGCAGCCAGGATTTCGCAAGGCGACTGCTCAATGTAGTCGTTTGGCATGGTCGTGGAGAGAACGTTCAGTGCGCAGCCCGAATAGCCCTTGACCAGGCCGAACAACACACCAAGATTGCTCAGCGGCGTCGGCACGCTGTACATGAACATGTTGTTCTGCGCGTGGTTCCAGGCTGCGACATCAGCAATGTCGTCATTTTCGAGTTGGCCGGTGCTGGCCGCGAACAGGAACGAGCCGAAGTTGGTGCTGATGCCAGCCGACTTTGCGATGGCTTGTTCAGGCGCGTCAGCCGATTGGCCGGACACCAGAACTGTGCCGGCAGTTGCCCAGCCGATTTTTTGCGAAAGGTCGGTGGACAGGCCAGTTGGGGTGCAGGTCAGGACGCCCGAGCCTGGGTTTGTGCCAGTAAGCACGAACTGGTTGGTGTTGGTGTTGTAAGTCACCGTCGCGCTGGCCAGCTGGGCGTTTGCACTTGCGCGGATGGCCGTTTGCAGCGCAGCGGCAACATCGGTCAGCGTGGTGGCGGTGGCCAGGTTGATGTTGTTGATTTGGACGGCAACATCACCGTTGTTCAAGGTGAGGCTGCCATCAGATACGCTCAGCCCGGTGAGCGATTTCGGCAAGCTGTCGCCAACGATCATCGGCGGGATGTCGATGTCAACCCAGCGAGCGAAGCTGATGCTGCCTGGAGATGTCACCAGCTTGCTGATGAATCCGAAATACGCAACGGCACGCTTGTACTCTTCGGAATTGATGCCGAAGTACACGCCGACAGTATCGGCATCGGCGAACTCTGCAACGATGCCTGGCGGGATCGAAGCGCTGTTGGTGATGATTCGCAAGATGTACTTGCGATCCACGGCAGTTGCACCAGCGCCAACGCCGGTGACAATGTCGATATATCGAGTTTGGCTGATCACTTGTGTGACTCCTGTTAAGTAACTTTGCTGGTGACCGATTGGAGCATGTGAGAGTCTCTAATCAGTGGCTTGTTGAAACCTTTCGCCGCGACAGTAGACTTTGCATTTGGCGCCCAATTGCCGTTGACTATGCTCTTTGCAATGCAGCCTTCCAAGGCCAATCCTATTTGACCCAACGCTTTGTCGGGCGTTATTTTGCCGGAAATTAGGTCACGCGCAATTTTGGACTGAATCTGCAGTCGCATTTGGCTGAACATGCTCCACGCGAACCGCATAAACGGTCTGGCAGGAATCACGATCTGATGCGCTTTTGTGACTTCGTGCTCGCCACTGAAGTCGTCTCTGACGAAGCGCGTGCCAACAAAACGACCACCAACCACAGCATCCCTAATATACTTTGTTCCGCCTGGGTGGTCTATAACGCCGCCGTATTCCTGCAAGCGGGCGTTGGCTGCAACCGACCTTCCTTCGCCACCTCCTGGCCCGGTCGGATATCGGTCGGACTCAAACCAACCAGCCTCAACGGACTTTCCCTTTAACGCAGAAAGCGCGTTTATGTGTGCCTTGATGAGTTTTGAATCAGCACTTAATGCCATACAGCCTCCAATCAGATCGGCTGTCCATTTCCGTCAAATCCGTTTATGTTGGATATTGGAATCTCAACCCCTTCAACTTCCGTCACATATGGCACGACAAACTCTATGGACTTGATGTATGTGAACACCATATCAAAGCTTGGGTGTTGCTGAATCAGATCCTTGTCGTTTGTCATGGGCGGGTTGACCACATCACTTATTCGCAAGATACCTATTCCGCGTGACCCAAGATCCCACAGGATGTTTCTGCTGCCAAGGTACATCTTCAACTTGTTTACGACATCAAGCGCGGTTGGAACAGAAAGGTCGTTGACGTTCTGTTGAACAAGCGCGCTGATTTGAAAGTGTGACTGGTATACTTGTGTCTCAAGCTCTTTGAACTCCCCCTGGCCTTCATCAAAGTAGTTCTTTGTGATGGAGGTTCCATAGGGGATATCAAACAACTTTTCAAAAAACACCGCAGTTCCGCTGCTGGGTATGCCTTGTTGGTTGGGATCGTTCTTTTGAATAACTATGAACGACCAACCGAACATGACAATGGCGGCATCCAGTTTGGTGGCAAGCTCTGCGATTAGTTGGTTATCGTCCATATTTCACCCGGTATCAGGAAAGTACAACCCAGCCAGTGAGCGAGGTTCCTGTGTTCTTTCTCCAGTTCGTTGCACCAGAGGCCCCATCAAGCTGAATGTATATGCTTCCTGGGCTTGACTCCACGACACCTTCTGGCGAGCCGTTGCCTGCGGTTATGAACACGCCAGGGGCAAGCATTATACGCTTGAAATATCCATCTTTCATATACCTTGAATTTTGACCAAGATCCTGCTCGCCATTGGTCATCGGTCGCAGGCCGCGTGTCGTTGGGTTGATCTCAAAGTCGTCAACGTTGTTCGTTCCAAGAGCCAGATACGCCCCTGGAACGCCAGCGCGAATTGAAAGACGCAGCGAGTTCACATATATGTTGCCAAT